CACTTCGGTACCGTTGTCTTGTTCTAGACGCAATTGGCTCACCCCGGGTCTAAGTGTACCGTACATGTCAATCACAGCAGGCCATAACAAGTTGCTGTCAGAAACTATAGTGTTAGGGTCAAGAGACTCGTTGTTGTCAACAGATGTAAGTGTGGGTTGCAAACATTGAATTTTATTGCCCACCACCACAAGTCCGTAATTAAATGGAGTAATACGCTGTCTTGTGCCCAACAACAGATCATTATTGGTCACTGCGTCGTTTAGATCACCTTGTGCATCATACATAGACATGATTATACGTTCTACTACACCTAGTTTTTTGACTTTGGCTGGAGGACTAATCCATATAGGCAGGCTGAACTTTAAGGTGGCAATGTCAATGGTATCCTGAGCACCTACTGGAATAGTTCTGGAACTCCAGGTAGACGATTCTAATTCTACCACACTGAGACTGGTCCAGTCAATGTAGTTGTCGGTTGATTGAATTTCTAAACTGGGATTAAACAAGGTCAGCATTTGTTCCAACAACTGAAATTTTTGATTGGTATTAGAAGTCCAAATATCCAGTGTAATACTCAGTTTGTAAGGCACAGGCATCAACCGCTCAACAGTAAAAGCGTTGCCTTGTGTGGTCTCGTAAGTTTCAGTAGACTCATCGTAGGTACGTTGGCGCACAGCAATCTTGCTCACAAATGTAGGATCCTGCATGCGCGGCCGATCATATTCCAGTCCAGAAACATAAAATGTCATCAATGGGCTAGACGGCATACTGTTACGACTGTTTTCCTGAATGATGTTTTGTGCATTGCGACTGGCGTCTCCATAACGAACAGGCACACGAAGCAACGCAGCGTTTTCACTGTTTTCTTCTCGCCCGTATTCTACCTGGAAATTGCTGCAAATTCTGGTGAACTGCAACAAGAAACGTCTTATCTGATTGTCATAAAAAAATTGTTGAATTTTGTTTCTCCTTAGCCGCCGTTGTCAGCTCGGGGTTTGAGTATTTCTGACAGACTCTGACGACTTGGAATTGCTCCGCGGTCTGTGGTCATCACTGTGTCAGTGTTATTTACAAAGCCGCTGCGTTGAGTCTTGTTATTTGCGCCGTTGTTGAGATTGGTACGAACTTTGTCTTCAATTTTGATCCAACGCCGTCCGTCGTAGCGGAACAAACGATTGGGTTTGTAATCCAGCCGCAGACAAAAGTCGCCACTGACTGCAGTCAATGGAAAAGCAATACCAGTGGTCACAGGCAATCCGTTTGGCGGAATGCCATCACCGGTCAAGTACCCCACAGTGTATCCTTGTGAGTCCGGAGTAACATCCATGCCGCCTTGTGTGCCATCCACAGTTACATTTGAATTGTCACCAGTTAGTCCATCAGGATTGGCCGGAGCACCGTTAATGGTGGGCTCAATGTAGAACTTTTGTGTGTCGTAGCCTGACAATGGAACTTCGATGTCGGCTTGTACAAGGATAGCATCATTAATTTCTTGGTCTTTGGGTCTAGTACTAAACACATCACTTTGGGTCAGCGGAGTGTACAAAGTCCAGAATGTAGTATTGGTTATGTCAGTATCAGCAGGAACGTTTTGGATTGCTTGATAGTACACATCGCCTTGATTTACAATTGATCCAGTGGGATAGAAATTGCCATTGTCCCAAATGTTTTCACTCACAACTGGTGCTTTCAATATGTCTTTGACTTCCTGACCATTGGTCATTGGTGTTGCTTTGACTCGCCAGGTGTGTGGTTGCCAGGTCTGTGCAAAGCCTTCTGACGCAAAAGCAGCGTCTTGGATCATGTAGTACTTGGGCAGTGGAACAGGGATCTCAGTGTTTAATGGATTGTAATCTTTGAGATTGGGAATCTCTAATACATCGCCGTTCATGAGTTTGCGACCAAAACTGTCAATCATGTCATTGTAGTGAAATGTGATAAACAAAGTGTCGTTGTTGAGAAACAGACCAAACTGACTAAGATCAAAATCCACGTCCTGTGTTTGATACACGCCTCGCATGACATACACGTCTTGATCATAGATGCGGTCACGATTTTCTAACAACAGCAAGTCCTGAATATTCAAAGGACTGAGTTCATCATAAATGGGCTGTGTAGCATCATAGTTGCCTGACGTGGCCGAATCTTCTCCGCCAGTTTGCGGTCCCATATACTTGTGTACAAAAATATCAAGCCCACCCACAGTGTACATTTCACTGATAGTGCGGTCCATGAATTGGTAATCCCTGGTACGATTGGGACGATAGAGGCTGAGTTTGGGCATAGTAGAGTATTTAGCGATCTTGTGTTTGACCAAAAATAGCCGAAATGCTATAATATGGACTTAACAACAAAGGAGCTAGAGATGAGTGATTTAGTTACCGATTTGCACAGTGAGATGATCAACAGTGTAGCACCAAACTACAGTATCAATTATGAAGCAGAGGCTCTTGCCAGTTTTGAAGCCACCGGCGATGACTTGATGGAAGCACTTGAGACTCGTGCTACGGACTTTATTGCAGAGACTACCGGGGCAGATGTGCGTGAGGACTTGGGTGGGCTCACAGTGTTTTTCCGCGGTAATACTTTGGTTGCATTTTACGATTACGAGCAATTTAAAGGGCATGTGTTCTAAAACCCTGAGCCCGAAAGGGCTTTGGGTTGACCAATAATTCTTATTCTGTTATAATTATACATAATCTACAGGAGCCCCGATGAACGCAACACGAGCCGCTGTCAAGCCATTGAACCCTCGCAGTCCTGATACCAAATACACAGGACTGGAGCCCACATGGCGTGTGCAACCCACTGACGATCGCACCAGTCAAATGAGCTCTGCGTTCTCGTGGTACAATTACTTCTATGGCAAAAAAGACGCTCGTGAAATGCTGGTGGCTTACTTAGAGCACAACGGACGCAAAGCAGATGTTCGTGCATTGAAAGGCGTGCCGGACTCAGCAGTTCGATTGACCACTGCATGGTTGTGCCGCATGAGCATGGTGGGTCTAGAACTTACAGACACAGAACAAGTGCGACTAGAAGGCTACATTCAAGAAATTTTAAAAGCACGTGAACCCGAAGTGGTGGTAGAAGAAGTTGTGGCAGTGGCCAAGCCCAACATTCAAGATCGCCTGCGTGAAAAGGTGTCAGAATGTGCCGGCGAACTGGACGGCATGTTTGATGAGTTTGTGGTCAACGGTGCCAAGATGTCAGCAGACTACAAGCCAATCTCTGTGATCCGTGGGCTAAATGTAGCACCACAAATGATTTCGGATATTGCCAACTTGTGGAAACATAAACTTGCAGAGTTTGAAACTGTGATCGAAGGCAAAGATGCACAGCTGGCGGAAGGCTACAGCAACTTTTCAAAGATTAAAATGCGCAACGTCGTGAAGTTTTGCGAAGCAGTAATCAATGATTGTGGTGCTTATGTACAGATCAAGAAAGTGGAACGCAAGCCACGCAAGGTCAAGTCAGTGCCGCCTGAGAAACGTGCCGCAAAGTTCAAAGTCATGATGGAATTTGCCGAGCTCAAGCTCAAAGGCTTGCCAGCCGCAAGTCTTGTGGACAAAGCAGAAGCTTGGTTGTATGACACCAAGAAGCGCAAGTTGATCCATCTTGTGGCCGACAGTCATACACAGGCATTCACTGTCAAAAGCAACAGCATCATTGGGTTTAGCACTGTGGAAACCCAGCAGAAAACTGTGCGCAAGCCAGCAGATGTTGTGAAAGCAGTGCAAGCCGCAGGCAAGCCAGCGGCACGTAAGATCTACAAAGACCTTACCACAACAGAAACTCCATTCAACGGACGTGGTACTGAGAACTTGATCATACTCAAGGCCTGGTAAATACGTGCATGAATATCATTGAAGACGGGGATTCAGGAGATCCCCGTGCGTTTATCCCCAACGTAGAATTTTATATTACCAATGTTTGTAATCTAGCATGTAAAAATTGCAATAGATTTAATGATCATGACTTTCGTGGATGGCAACGCTGGAGTGATCATGCCGAACAATACCAGCAATGGTCTAAGCATGTTAGATTGCAACGTATAACCATCCTTGGTGGGGAACCTTTGTTGAACCCCACCATATGCGACTGGGTAGATGGCATCAACCAGTTATGGAATAAATCAGTTCAAATACTCAGCAACGGCACTCGCCTAAATCATGTGCCTGGATTGTATGATCGAATTAGTAAATTTGGACAAGGTCTCAATGTATCTAAAAATTGGATTGGCATAAGTTTGCACAATGAAAACGATCGAGAAAGATGCTTTGATGAAATACGCAAATTCCTTAGAGGTAAAATAACTTACGTACACCAAAGCGATCCTCGTAATGCAAACAATGCCTGGACATACGGTGGACAACATGCGTTTGTCGATCAACACGGTATGCGTGTCTGTGTGTGGGAATATGATAGTTTTTATCGTGCAGCAGTGCAAAAAACACCCGACGGAAAATTTACCTTGTATAACAATGATGCGGTTCGAGCACACCAAGCATGCGGATTTGCTCAATTCAAATGCTATCATTTTATCCGTGCCAAATTGTACAAATGCGGGCCAGTAGCACTGTTCCCAGAGTTTGATCAACAGCACACTTTTGATATCTCTGAGCAAGATCGACGGCTACTCAACAGTTATCAGGCACTGTCAGCAGATGACTTTGAAACCAATGGCCGAGAATTTTTATCACATATTGATGATGTTATTCCACAGTGTAAATTTTGTCCAACCCACGATCAATCAAATGAAAAAATTTATGCTGTCAATAAAAAACTTGGATCCATTGGACAGTTCGAATGAATAAAATTTTATTAACTTTAGGGGACAGTTGGCCTCAAGGCGCTGAATTAGGCAGTGGTCGTCGCTACGGGGAAATTCTTCAGGACGTCATGGGGTTTGATCAATTGCTCAACTACGGATCTGGTGGCGCCAGCAACGAGGACATGTTGTATCAATTGCAAAAGTATCTTGAAATTCACAACAGCCAAGACTCAGTCACTGCAATTTTCTTTTTGACCAATCCTGCTAGAACTGCACACTTTCCTAGATTTCTAAGTTGGGACAATGCTGATACTCACAGCAAACAAATTTACACACATTTTCACACTCGTGAACACGAAATCATGCGCAGTAGCATGGCTGTGAGTGCTTTGCAAAAATGGTGCAGCGCATTCAACATCCGAGATTTTTACTTTGCTGGATGGGTACGTTATGAGCGATGGATGCCTGGAGTTGACCTAGCTCGTATCTGGGCACAGGGCCAGGAAACAGCAGCAGATTGGTTTGGTGCCAACGATCACAACGGCGAACATCTAATTAATGTGGAAAACAATCAGTACATACGTCCTAATTTTGCACATCCTAATCAACTGGGACATCAGCTAATTGCTGATCGACTACAACACTGGATTCAGGCAACACCATAAATATAGGTAATGGAGTTCCCTATGAGCGAAAATACCTTACCCCAGCTGAAACAAAATTTGATAGAATATGTCAAACTCCAGTTGGGTGATCAGATCATTGATCTCGAAACTGATCCTGCACACTATGAAGCAGCTTATCAAAAAACTATAGGCACCTATCGTCAACGTGCACAGAACGCATATGAAGAAGCCTACATCTTTATGGAGCTCATGCGTGATGTCAATATCTACACTTTGCCACAAGAAGTGATACAAGTTCGGCAGATCTTTCGGAGAACTTTTGGCGACGCCACAGGCCCATTTGCCAGCAATTTTGATCCGTTTGCACAGGCATCAATCAACGTGTATCTCATGAACTTCAACGTAGCAGGCGGCCTGGCCACATACGATTTCTACAGTCAGTATGTGGAACTGGCAGCTAGAATGTTTGGTGGATTCATGAACTACACCTGGAATCCAGTCACCAAAAAACTGCAGTTGATTCGTGACCCAAAAAACAATGGCGAAAATGTGTTGCTGTGGACCTGGCAACTCAAGCCAGAAGTTCAACTGTTACAAGACTATCAAATTAGTCAATGGATCCGTGACTTCATGGTTGCCAACACCAAAGTTATCATTGGTGAAGCACGTGAAAAATTCTCTACCATTGCTGGACCACAAGGAGGAGGCACTCTAAACGGGACTGCTATGAAATCTGAAGGTCTGGCAGCAATGGACAGTCTATTAGAGCAACTCAAAATGTACGTAGACGGCAGTCAGCCCTTGACCTGGGTTATTGGATAAACTCTCAAGACTTTTTGTAAAAATTGTGCTATAATCCCTGTACACAAGTACCGGGAGAATCAAAATCGACTTAATGATTGACATTGAAGGTTTGGCAACAGGCCCTGAGACCACAATATTGACTATTGCGGCACAGGCATTTGATCCTTTTGGAACCGGCTACTATCAGCAACACTACTATGCTAGAGTTGACCTTGAAAGCCAAGAAAACCGCACCATTGAACAAGGCACCATAGACTGGTGGGCCACACAACCTGCTGTTGTACGGGACGAAGCCTTTAACGAAGAAAATCGTATTCCATTAGATCAAGCCCTAGACGGACTTGCAAAGTTGATTTGGCGCTCCAAACGCATATGGGCTCAAGGCCCAACGTACGACATGAATATACTTGAACATGCCTACAAGAGTTATAACAAACCCTTGCCTTGGCAGTATTACATGGTGCGCGATAGCCGCACAGTGTTTAGCCTTTGGCCAGACCAGCCTATACCGCCCACTAGCCATCATGCGCTGGAAGACTGCCGCAGACAGATCGGCATGCTGCAACAAACACTGCAGTACCTCAACATAACTTCACTCAAATGACTTTACCCAAACTGTTAATTATTGGCCACGGTCGTCATGGCAAAGACACTGTTTGCGAAATTTTACGCGATAGATATAAATTTCGGTTTCAATCCAGTTCGGAGTTTTGTGCTCAAAAGTTTATCTACAACGAACTCAAACACAAGTACAACTACACCAGCTACGAGCAATGTTACCAAGATCGTCATAACCACAGATCAGAGTGGTACAACATGATTCATGCCTACTGTCAAGACGACTATGCGCGATTGGGTCGAGATATTTTTGCTGCAAACGACATCTACTGCGGCCTGCGCAACAAAGCCGAATTTCATGCCATGAAGAATACTGGAGTTTTTGACTACTGTATCTGGGTAGATAGAGCAGATCATTTGCCCCTGGAAGACACCAGCAGTATGAACTTGGAAATCTGGATGGCCGACTATGTCATAGACAACAACAGCGATCTTAAAGATCTAGATCGCAGCACTTGCGATCTAGCCGACCACTTGCTAGATATCAAACGTTAAACATCGGGCTCAAGCCCGCCCTGACGCCAAGGCAGCTCACTCTTGGCCAGTTCTACTTCGCAGTTTTTACATACTGATTTGAGATTACGAACTTCAGTGTTGGTCAGCCTACCGTCCAGATGATATACTAATATCTGGGCCGAGTATCTGGCTCTAAAACCACATCGCTCGCACACCATTTTTTTCTTGTAGCCAGCTGCTTGCCAGTTGGGCTTTCTCTTGGGCAGCCCCTTGTTTTTTCTAATGCAGTTTTCACATCTTGTTCGATAGTGGGTTACATCATTGCGGCAATAATTAACAGCACAGGGTCGTTGCTGACAAACAGGACAAACAGGACGGGTCATACAGTATTTATAAGCAGGACCTTTGCAAAGGGCACCGTAGAGAGCCATTTTTACCAAAAGCCTATAAATATCTACAACTTGAAAAGGAATCCATTATGGCTCTAGTATCACCAGGCGTAGAAGTAACAGTAATTGACGAAAGTCAATATATCCCTTCTGCAGTCAACACAGTCCCTTACTTTATTGTTGCTACAGCACAAAACAAAGTCAGCGCCGATGGGTTGACAGTGGCAGCCGGCACCACCGCAGCCAACGCCAACAAAACTTATCTCATCACCAGTCAGCGTGATTTGGCAGCCACTTTTGGCGTGCCTTTCTTCTACAACACCACAACTGGTACACCAATCAATGGTTACGAACTCAACGAGTACGGCTTGTTGGCTGCGTATTCTTCGCTGGGAGTGACCAATCGTGCATATATTCAACGTGCCGATATTGATCTTACAGAACTCACAGCCAGTCTAAGTCGCCCCACTGGCAACCCTGACAACAACACCTATTGGGTCAACACTTTGTCCACCACCTGGGGCATTTTTGAATGGAATCAAACAACTGGTAGTTTTACCAACAAAGTTCCCTTGGTAATCACTAATTCTGCTGATGTGATCGGTGGTGACGGCTCTGATCCGTCCACCGATGGCACACCTCTAGAAACAATTGGCAGCATTGGCGACTATGCAGTGACCATAATTGATGCCAACATTTATGGTTATTACAAGAGTTATGACAACACTTGGGTTGTGGTCGGCAGTGACGAATGGAAAACTGCTTGGCCCACAGTGGTCAGTACAAACGCCCCAACCACATTAACTGTTGCCAGCAACATAGAAATTAATGGCAGTTTGGTTGTGGTTCCTTCATCACCCAACAACACCGTTGCTGGACTTGCTACTGCAATTACCAATGCTGCAATTCAAGGCGTTTCTGCAGCGGCAGTGTCTGGTAAATTGTACATCTATGCTGATTCTACAGCAAACAACGGCGGCATCGACGGAAGCACACTAGATGGCAACGGCATTGTTTCAATTCAAGCTGGCCCAACAGGTGGTGCAGCATTGTTAACAGCACTGGGAATTTCAGCCAGAGAATATGCTGCTCCAGATTATTTTCCAGGCTACAGCTACCAAAGCCCACGTTGGAGAACTACAGATGCACAAGGAGGTCGTCCTACTGGTAGCGTCTGGCAGAATCTAAGCATTGTTAATAATGGATTAGACATCAGCGTCAACGTCTTCAGCACCGCACTAGATACATTTATTGAACAAAATTGTCCTGCCTATGGTGGCGACGAATTTGCTAACTTTGCGCTTGATCCCACTGGGGGCGGCCGAAATATTCCAGTAGGAGCAACTTATGTGGAATACACTGATGTGACGGACGACAGTCTTGATATTTTTGATTTTACCATATATCAAAGATTTGCACCTGGAGCTACAGAAGTAACAGGATCTACAGTGGTTAGTGCAGGTACACCTTTCACAGTTGGCGACGAATTTATTGTGCTTTCGACCGAAGCTGGATCAAGTGACGTCATTGAGTCGCTTGTGACCATTGGAGGAACAGGAACTGCAGCTGATTTTGTAACAGCGGTCAGTGCTGCTGATATTCCTTTTGTGTCAGCACAGGTAAATTCAGCAGGCAACATAGTGTTTGTGCACTCTCAAGGTGGCTCAATCTTGCTAAACAACCAATTGGCACAAGTGGGAAATCCAATTGTCACAGCAGGATTTACTGCTGAGACACCCAAAGTCAGAGCTCAGGCCGATGGTGGTGCGCTGCTCAGTAACTGGGTAACTGAACCTTTGTTTTCTTACACTGCCAGCGCAGTTGAGCCAGATCAGAATCCAGCAGATGGACGTTTGTGGTACTACAGCTCAGTTAGTGACGCTGATATCATGATTCAAGACAATGGCATTTGGCAAGGTTACAAAAACGTTACCAATGATGTTCGCGGGTTTAATTTAACTTTGACCAACGCAAGTGGTCCCATTATTGCTGCTTCGGCTCCTATTACACAAAACAACACAGCAGAATCTTCATTGGTACTGGGAGATTTGTGGATTGACACCAGTGATTTGGAAAATTATCCCAAACTTTATCGCTGGGAATCAGTGAACGGAATCCAACAGTGGGCAGAAATTGATACCACAGACCAAGTGACCGAAAACGGTATCTTGTTTGCTGATGCTCGCTGGGGATCCAATGGATCTATTGACCCTGTGTCTGGAGAATTCCCAACAATTCAAAGTTTGTTGTTTAGCAACTATTTGGATCTTGACGCTCCAGATCCTGCACTGTACCCCCAAGGCACACTGTTGTTTAACACACGTCGGTCTGGCTACAACGTAAAAGCATTCCGCACAAGTTATTTCACAGCACAGAATTATCCAGACGCTGGAGCCTACAATCCTGCTCAACCAGCTGATTCTGATAATCTTCCTTTGTACAGCTACACCTGGGTTACTGCCAGTGGCAATCGTCAAGACGGAGCCATGTGGTCAGGTCGACTTGCACAACGTCAGTTGATTGTACAGGCCATGAAGTCTGCGATTGACACCAGTATTGCTGCACGTGAAGAACAAAATCAGTTCAACCTTATTGCTGCGCCAGCTTATCCTGAGTTGACCAGCAACATGATTGCACTCAGCAACGAGCGTAACAATACCTTGTTTGTGGTAGCAGATACTCCAATGCGTTTGTCTAGTGATGGCAATAGTTTGGTAGAGTGG